AGGATTTGGAAGTTTTTCATGGCCGCATAAGCTTTAGCATAATTTCCTTTACCCCAGTCTTCTCCTAATGAGTGTTTAGGTAATCCATTTTGATCAAGTAAAATAACAGTACCTAATTCATCTACTAATATATCAGCAATCTGATTATTTACTAAGTTATACCCTACCTGATGAGCTTTCATTAAATCTACTAAAGAAACAGATTTAACATTTCTATCATTAAATACAGCTCCTTCTACAGGATTTTTACAACCATATAAACTAGCGCTACCTTTAAATTGAAATCTTAAAGGTCCTATTTTATTTTTATCCACACCTAGGTAAATAGGAGCAAATCCATCTGGGTTGTTCATACCCCAGAAGCTAGGTAAATTAGGTCCTAGCTTTACACCACCCCAAGTTTCATTAATCCATATCCAATCTATATGCTCACCAAATACTAAATTGTCTTTAGACTTATTTTTAAATAGTCTTGTGTCATAAATAGGCTTATCTACTATCTTATAATCTTCAGTTATAATTTCCTGAATAACTTCACCATTATCAGAAATCTTAGTAAGGTGACCTACTTTTCTTTGAGACTTCCAGTATACTACAGTTTCTCTTACTAAGAAAGCTGTACCCTCATTATCAAAATCTTCACTTTCTCTTAGAACCTCATTAATAGGGTCTGCACCATTAGTAACACTTTTCATACCTACAGCTGTAGTATATTGTCTCATAGCTAATGAAGGCATATTGGTATTCCATTCATGAGATCTACTAGAATCATAAAAGCTACCATCATTTTGCTGACCACCTATAATATAACCTGCAGATCTAATAGGGTATACAGCTTCTAATGCAGCTGTTTGATCTTCATCCATTATATAACCATACTTATCAATAGCATCTGCTACAGTAATCATTTCTGTTTTACCTATCCAATTAGCATCTGACATGTACTTAGTACCTGGTGATTTATGGTAGAAAGTAAGTATAGGATTCCATAATTCTATATGATAATCTTCTTCCATCATTCTAAAATGATAGAATTCACTATCTGTAATAAGCATGTCTCTAAATCCTGTTTCTTCAAGCTCCTCCATTCTAAATCTTTCATAGTCTACCTTGTGCTGATGCTCAGCCCATTGTTCAACCATAGATCTATAATCTTTTTTAAAAAAGTTTTCAATTTCAGGAAGAGTTTTTAGATTATCAGGATTCATTTGCTGTTGAGCCTCTTCTGATTCTGGATCAAGGCCTTGTTCTAATAAGGCAGCAAGAATTTTACTTTCGGCCTCTGCTAGCAAAACCTCTTCTACCTCAACTCTCTTTTGTTCTATAAGCTCATTGTATGAATAATCATCTACAGCTCTATAGGTTACTTTAGTGTTTCTTTTAGCAAACTCTGAAGTAAGTACATTTATAACATTAGGTATAATAGGGTAGAACTTTAGTTCTAAAGCTGCATCATCTTCTTGAGTAAGATATTCTAAGATATCTCTATGCTCAGGATTTTCTTCTACAAGATAGTCAGACTTATCTATTACACCTTGGGCTAATTTATAATTCTTAAGAAGTCTTCTTGATTTCTTTTTAATTTGCTTAAGTCCATTCCACTCTAGCCAATCAATATTCCATGCAGCCCATTCTTGGTCCTTTTCATTCTTAGGTAAAAACTGTAATGGTTGCGTTATAGCACCCATTCTATTTTCTTTAGTTTTAGCTCCTTTTTTGAGCTGCATTGCTGAAAGTACTTGCATTTTATTTATTTAAGATTTTTAAACGCATTTCTTTTAATTTTTTGTCCATAGACAGTGCTAGAATTCCCCACATGACGAAAGGGACTCTTATTCAATTTAAACAAATTTTCTGACTTTTCCAATTTTTTGGCAGCGTCATCTTTCTCTATTCTCTTTTTTAATCCCATATTGGATTCAAGAATTTTCATATAAGCTACAAGTGCAGCAAAAGAAACCAGTCTATCCACGTTGAGACCTTCCTCATAAGCTTGCATTTCTACTATAAGCATAGGATCCGGAATTCTTTCTACACCATATGTAGTTTTAACTACTGTACCATCTTCTTTAGTTTCTTCATCTATAGCTTCTTTTACATATTCTATAACATAACTTAATAGATGATCTTTAAATAATCTCCCGGTATTCTTCCAACCATACTCTTGATATACTGTACTATTAGAACCTAGATCTTTAAGAAAAACCATTTCATCTTTTCTTACTAGATACTTTTGTTTATTCATACCTATCATGTAGTTTATAAACTGAGATATGTTATTCTCTACAAGAGTCTTGGCATTATACCATTCTATAATAAGTCTGAGCCTTTCATGGGTAGTATTAATATCATCATATCTACCACACCATGCACATACTACTTTATCTCTTTCCACATAAGTTGTAACTTCATCACCATTGACTTTAGTTACTTCAATTTTTCTTTTATATACATATATAGAACACAGTGATTCTGAAGTAGTTGTCCTACCTTCACCCACGGGATCTATAGATGCATAGTACATTCCATACTCAGGATTTTCTATAGGTCTTTCCCATACAACTACAGCACCTGTTTTATCAGTTGCTTTTTTAGATACTGGAAACTCATATACCGGTATTTTATTTGTAGTCTTAACTTCAGGCTTACCTTGACCATTTTGAAAGATATCTAAGAATTCATAAGCATATTCTTTTTCTCTAATTCTTTCAGCCTGATGTGATAATAAATGTTGTGGAAACTTTGATACAGTTCTTGTGGCAAAAGCTTCTTTAATATTTCTAGGATGCTGGGATATACGCAGCTGATATTGTTCTGGAGTAAGCTCCTTTTTCCATTCAGCAAATTGTTCATCTAAAGCTTTTAGAGCCTCCTCTACTAAAGAGTTGCCATATGCATCTATATAAGGAGGCATTGACCATTGTTCAGGAATAAACAAACCTGATAAACCTATAGTTTCTTTTTCATCAATAAGATTAGTTTCTACTGCATATATATCATTTGCTTTAGGATGATTGATCATATCTTTAAGAGGACCACATTGATCTAAGTCACCAACTGAACCTGCAGCTATAAATAAACCTGTAGTTACAAATCCTGATTTTAATGCAGGTCTAATATATTCATAAGTCTGATCCATCTTTGGAGCAATACCTGCTTCCTCATGAAAGAAGTATTTTACAGGACCCCCTACTGAATTTGTAGGATCTTTTTCAAAAGACATTCCTTGTATGGTTCCTTTTAGTCCTTTATCTCTAGAGCGGCCATTTACTTTCTCTTCAATTTTTTGTTGCCACATTAATACTTTCTTAGGATTAAGTGGTCTATACCATGCTGTGTGTTCATTTAGGAAGTTAGCATACTCATCTAAGAACTTCCATGTACCTTTATCATTTATATAATCCTTAAGAGCAGCACCTATTTTAAGAGTAACCCCTTCTTCAAACCATAGCTGATTAATAAGTTTAGCTGCATGAAAGTAACTCGAGGCAATTTGCCTCTTCTTGAGAATAGCAGCATGTTTATAATGAAGCTCAGCTAATAGTTCATATAGAGCCATGTGATACTGAGCATCTCTTAATTTAGCAAAACCAAACTTAGTTTTTTCCTTATCAAAAATAGGTAGGAAGTTTAACCACATGTAGTAGTCTCTAGTTAAAAACCAAGAATCTTTACCTGATTTAACTATTAAACCTTTTCTACATTTAGCTTTTTGAAAGTCCCAGTAGTCTACATAATCTTTAGACATAAAGGGTTTACTACAATAGTAATCTTGTTTTTCAAATTTAAAAGCTTCTTCTTTAGCTACTGCCAGCAAATCTTTATTAAATCTATATTTACCAGGCAGCTTAAATATAGAAAGAATATACTCTTTAAATTCTTCTACAGAACTAAAAGTAGTTGTGGTCCAATTACCCTTGTCCCAAGTAGGAATATCTATTATAAATTCTTCCATTATTTCTGATCATAGGCCATAGACCCACCTCCTCTAATTCTAGACTTCTGCTCATCCTGAAGATCTTTATAAGCACCTTTAAAAGATTGTCTAATAGATTCAAAATCTTTAGCCATAGCTCTTACTTGACCTATATTACCATCTTTACCATCTGTAATTTGAGTAACAGCCATGTAAGTAGCTATTCTATCAAGAGCTTTACTTATTCCATCATATGCTCTTTTAATAGGAGTTTCATATAAAGTTTCACAAAACCCTAAAGCTCTTCTAATAAGCTCATCCTCTGTAGAAAATTCAGCATCTAATTCATTGAATATTAATATTTCCTTATCTGCTTGGGGTACATGAAAAAAAGGATTAGAATCTGGATCAGGACAAGTCATATAAAATAAGAACTGATAAATCTTAAGATAATCTTCCGGATACTTATCCATTATGTTTTTTAATGTGCCCATAGTATAACAATGTTCTGAAGGCACTATCTTACCATTTTGCAGGTCAAATAATTTTACTATCATTTCTTTTTAATTTTATCACGGTTATCTTTTAACCATTGTATTATAGATATTACTTCATCTCTAAGATAAGGAAGCTCAATAGGAATAACTTCTGTTACTATAGGATCTCCGTTAGGTAATAATTTATATAAAGGATACCCATTTTTATCTTCTGATTCCTGTTGAAATACAACATGATGTATAAATATATTACCAGGCTTAAGTTTAGGATTATGCTTAAGTATAATATACATATAAATGCTTAACTGAAGAGCATAGTGATTAATGTGACAATCATCTAAATGATGTACAGGAAATAACATTTTCTTAGATACTCCTTCCCAGTTCTTATAAGACTCAGTTTTAATTTCCTTATTAGTTTTGTAATCAGTAATCATTACTTTACCATTTACAACTTCTACTAAATCTGACTGTCCACATACACCTGCAGATTTAAGATATACTAACATTTCCGGATATATACCATCTGTTATCTTTTGCTCAGGTGCATACTTTAAACCATCCTTTTCTAAAGGAGAATATACAGGTAAAGGAATACCTTCCCGTTCAATAGATGCTAATGAGCATATATCAGTTTCTCTTTGATTATGATAAAAGGTTCCTAGTTCTGTAGCTCTAAATGCTTCAGCTTTCCAGATATCCTGAATTTCTTGAGGACTTAATCCATACCATTTAGACTTCTTATTTTTAGATACTTTTTCTGCTATAGCTTTAGCATCAAAAGGTTCTTTAAAATTAGATACTAATGAGGTTACAGATATCCAATCTATAATATCTTCATCAGTACTTGTGTAACTGTGCGTGTCTGCTTTAAATACTATCCCCATTTAATCTAGTTTTAATTAATTCTATTGCTAAATCTGCATTATCATAATCTGGTGAATCTAACATTTGCATTAAAGTATCTGTCTCTTCTTGATTAAATATTTCTATTTTATTAAAGTCTTCTATATAAGATTTAGCAATAGCTACTCTAATGCAAAGTGGTTCATATAAATATGTATGTGCACTTCTCATAATTCTAACAGTTTATCTTCATCTTCTTCTGTAATAAGTGCTGACCATTTTTTATCAGGACACTCTGTAGAAAGAGATCTTAGTTTCAAAGATAGTGAACATCCACAAGAACTGCAACAAGGTTGTGTTCCAGGAACTATACAATCTTTACCCTGATCATCTTTTTTAGAGCATGTATTACAAACAGCTAATCTTGCTTCAGCTATTTCTTCTACATACTCATCACGTATTAGGGAGTTCTTCAGTCCCTCCATTATTTGCTTTCTGTTTTTCCAAATGGTACTTAGCTTGCTCATCTCTAAATTTAGTTTTGTGTTCAAAAAATTCATCTATCTTAACCTTAATGTCTTCAAGCTTTTTAAGCTTATCTTCTAATGTTTTTTTAGAATGATATCCTTTAAAAGATTTAGTATCTACACTATCTAGTTGCCTGTTAATGTCTTTAATACTATTATCTACCTTTTGTGATCTAACTATAAAATAACCTAAGCCTGGATTCTCTATTTTTAATTCAGTAAGATCTGATAGATTTCTTCTCAACTCTTTATAGAAGAAATTTACTATATCATCTACTTTAGTTTCTGATATATTCATCTCTTCAGCTGTAGCTTTGATTATTTCACTAGGCCTCTTCGGTATCATTCTTAGCTAAAAATTTAAGTTCAAATAATAAGTTTCCGTCAACCTTAAGCTGTATGTCTGGATTTAGTAGAATAACTTTTTTATTTATGGTATCTTTTTTTATAAGTCCTTTTTTCTCACACTTGTTTAAAGCATTTCTAACTGACTGAGAAGATTTAAAAATCCAAGACTCTTCTTCAGATACATCAAAACAAAAATCAGTAAGTTCAACAGGTTGGTTGAAACTTAATAAAGTTAAACAGTTAAGTTCAGAATCACTTACTGCTATCCGATTAAGATAACAGTAAGTGAGTATCTGAAACTTTACTAAATCCCATTTAGGCATTACAGCCTTTTTCTCAATGCGATTTACTAAAGCCATTTTAGTTAGTTTTTAATTTTTTACTTTTTGGATACCTAGGTGATGGTACATCAGTTTTAACTTCCTCGTTTACAGGCTTAGTATCTTCTTCCTCTTCTTCTTCAGGCATTGCATTCATCATAGCAAATTGATACTGAATGTTAGCTCTTTTAAATCTTACTTCATCAATGTTACAAAGCATTTCCTCATAAGCATGTTGTGCTTGAAGATAAGGCATTGAATCCTTATAAAAATTGATCATTTCTTCTTTTTTCTGATGCATTTGTTCTGCAGTCAGAGTCTCTTGGTTTTTAGATTCTTCCATCTTTTAATTATTAAAGTTTAAACAAATATACATAAAAAGTTTAAACTTGTAAAAGTTATACAAATAAAAAACTCATACATTAATAATATGAGTTTTTAAAAGTTAATCATTGTGCTTATTAAGCTTATAAGTAGTAGTGTATTAGATTAACAATTCCATTTTCTTAATGCTAATGCTTTTCTTGTAGGTTTACCTTTTTCATCTTTCATAGGACCTTTGGAACCAGACATTCTAGCGCAAAAACTTTTTCTACGCTTAGCATCTTTACTTCCAGGTTTAAGTTCAGATGGTTTTTTTGTAACAGCTGTTTGTAACTTACTTCCTGGATTAGCTTTCCTGTAAGACGCAACTCCTTTAGCATTTAATCCTCCTGTCTTACTCTTACCTTCTTTGCGAGTCCAAGCAGCTGTCTTTGCCATTATTATTATTTTAGTTTCTAGAAAAAAAGTTTCTTTTAGGTTTTTGTGCTAATTTAAGAGTCTTCATTTTTTCAATTATCTTGTTTGCTTCATTTTCAGCAAATGTTATAACCTCTTCTTCTTTGTCTTTTATATTCCAGTTGTTTAGT